GCTACATGCACCTACTTTAACCTTACCACAGACGACATTCCGCGCTTCCCCTACGTCACCAGGCTGAGAAGTGGGTCCGGAATTGACTAAAATTGACGACACCCACTAGAGATTTTCTATACCTGGTATACGTCCGGGGACTATTTTCACCCACGTGAAAATAGTTGTGTACATTCTCCGAGATTTATGATATAATGATTATGTAAGCCAAACTACTACATTATGAAAAACATTAAAGCACAGCACGTCGCATCTCAAGTCAAAGCCCTCTTTTATGACGGCAATACTCCAATCGGTCAGCTCGCCGATGGGCGCGAGATTGTACTGACCAAAGTTCAGGTCAAAGCCATCATGGCCAAGATTCTTGCATAATCTATAGCATTTAATCCTTTACACGCTTAAGAAAATAGTTTACAATTACACTGTACCCGTTGACAAACCATTACATTATGACTACAAACCAATCTTCAATCTTTATCCTAGAAGGCCTCGTTGATTACGAGGGAGGACAAGCAATAGGTGCATACAGCACCAAGGAAGCGGCTGAGTCTGCTCTTGATGCTTACAAGGCTGCAGTTGATACTTACGACCGCGATCGCGGCCGCGACCTTTTAAAGCGCGCGCCTTACAAAACCGGATTCGACGGCTATAGCATTGTTGAATTCATTCTTGATGCAGCTGCTGATGTAATTGTCTGAAGGGAACTCTAATATAACACAATAAACATATGGGACTTGACATGTACTTTACTCGCCGGCCAAAAAACACCAGCTGCTCCGTGGATCCACACCGCTACTCGCACGAGGTGGGGTATTTCCGCAAGCATAACGCTCTTCATCAATGGATTGTTGATAATGCACAGGCCGGCATTGACGAATGTCAAAGCACTGAGCTGCCATCTGAATTGTTGGCTCAATGCTTTGACCTCGTGAAAACCTCGCTGATATTGCGTGATGCAACCATAATGCCGCCGAGCGCCGGCTTCTTCTTTGGAAGTACAGCTGCTGATGAATTGTATTGGGATAAAATGATTGAGACATACTCAGTTTTACAAACCATTCTAGAAACTACTGACTGGGCAAACGAAAGTGTATACTATCAAAGCAGTTGGTAAAACAACAAACACAATAAAAAATGATTAATAGACTCTTACAACTACTAAAACTGCGGGATGCTGACGTTCCAAAATACGGCTGGTCGATCTTTGCTTTAAACGACTCCGTCAATTTTTCACGTCGAGTGATTGAAGAGCACAGAAAACAACTTCTGGGACTTCTTTAATAATCTTGTGTACTTTCTAACCAAAACATGTTAATATAAATCTATGACAGCAACAAACACTAAAAACGATCTAATTGAAACACTGCGTTCCGCGGTATGTGACATCACCTTTGAAAAGCAAGATGGGAGCATTCGCCATTTACGCGGCACATTACGAGAAGATCTTCTTCCTGCATACACACCATCTCCGCGGCCCTATGTTAAAAATGAAGAGTCAGACGCTATTCGCGTTTATGATCTCGAATCAGACGGCTGGAGAAGCTTTAACGCCGAAAACCTAATTTCACTAAATACAATAAATGAGTAACCTCTTTAAGGCAGGCCGAGTGCTTGCTCCAGACTCGAAATGGACAGGCGAAGAGCCTGATTGGTCTGGGTGGGAACTTTGGCCGGTAGAACAATTTTATCGCACTCGTTCGCGAGCTTTAATGTTCTATAACTATTATCTTGACTCAGGCTCTCTTCGTCCAGCCGTGCTGGACTGGATGAAAAGAAATGGCTATACAAAGGACGAGATATCATCAATCAAAGAAGCGCCAACTCACGCACTGCCGAGTACGGTAGGAAAGCTTGTTCGATGCATAGATCGTGGAATGCCAAGCCTGCATCCAAGCGCGGCTGAATATTTTTCGACACTGCCATTTCATGACGAACCGCCAGTGCCTAAAGACGAAGTTGATGTTATACGTCATGAGTTGGCTCAGGCTCTTACACGATACTGTAAACAATCACCGTCTGGGGCAGATGAAGTAGTTATACAACTTCCTAAGCAGCAGAGCCCATATGATCGTATACGTGATAGGGTACATAAGGAAGTTTTTCCGCATCTCGAAAACTTATTAGAATGCTGGTCAACCTCGCAGCTTGGCACTGAAAGCCTAAACTTGTCTGCTCTGTTACGTGATTTAAAGATTCCTAGCCAAGGGTGTAAGCTTATCTTTGATTGGGTAACTCGACAGCACGGTGAGTTTAATGGAGCCTTATGCAAAGAAGACGAAGAACTTGTAGAAGGCTACAGCCATTTTGCAAAAACTGATCTCCGCAAGATTGTAAAGACACTTGAAATGTTGCTTTCAGATGTATCAACCTATTCAAAAATTAAAACGTCGGCACGTAAACCGCGTAAGAAAAAGGTTAAAGATGCAACAAAACAAGTGTCAAATATAAAATATCAAACACACTCTTCAGACTATTCACTTGATTCAGTGTCTCCATCTCGAATTCCATCCTCTCAATTGCTATGTACCTTTAACACAAAGACCAGAAGCTTAGGCGTCTATTTTGCGTCAGGCCCGGCTGGATTTGAAATAAAGGGCACCTCGCTAAAGGGGTTTGATGTTGCTCGAAGCTTTTCTACAACGCTTAGAAAGCCAAAGGACACAATAACTGCGATTCTAAGTTCTACTCCAAAACAACTACAAAAATTATATGATTCTTTGACCACTAAAAAGAAAACTCCAAACGGTCGTATAAACGAATGCACTCTCCTATTGAAAGTAAGCGAACAAAAATTATAATATATGACTGAACCAGAATTACCATTAAAACTGCTAACCAAACAACAATTTGCGGTAGAAATTGAAACTAGAGTGAGAAAACTTAATATGAGTTATCTCGAATCTATACTTGACTTTTGCGCTACTATTGGAATTGAGCCAGACGAAGTGTCTAAACTTGTCGTGGGCAGTCTTAAAGAAAAACTTGAAGCAGAAGCAATGAGGAATAACTTGCTACCACGGTCGTCTGGTATGCTGTTCTGATTATGACAGTGAGTGACAAAACTAATGGCTATGACACATGGTCGGTCTATACTGCTATGAAGTTACACTTTAGCGGTGGATCGTATAATGCATTTAAGTTTAATTTTAAAGGACCTCGACTAAAGGAAAGCAGTTTCTTAATCAGAAGAGACCGATATTTTTTCGAAAAGCTCGCAAAAAAATATCCAAAACGACAAACCATTATACATTATTTTTTAGCAAACATTTTAGCTGGCAACAAATGGATTGGCGGAATGTCCGATGAAGTCTATATGACATGGACTAGTCGCATTCAAAGTTTGTTATACGGCTTTAAAACTGATATTTCTACATTACACTCACTCACACACGGGAAATTTGACTCTCTGTTTATAGTTAACGGGGGTCAGTGTAAACTCTATGAAGCATACCATAAGGGATTGGTGTCGCTAGAGACACTCACAACACTTGATTTTCTATGCGGCTATACGTCTCATATAAATAAAAAAGGTTTTGATCCGATGGGTACGCTGAACGATACAACTCAGCAAATCAATGGCTATAGACCTTTCATAACACAGGTAATTAGCGATAAAAAACTTTTTCAGGATATTGTAATAAAAACATTTACAATGCCTTGAAAATATGTTAATATAATCTGTTGTTAGTAATACAACGCACACAATACAACACAATACAACACAACACAATATGTCATTCGACAAACTAAAACAAAATCGGACAGCTTCAATCAATAAACTTGTTGAAGCTGCAGAAAAATTGGGTACAACAAAAGCGTCATACGGAGATGATCGCATTTGGGCACCCGCTGTAGACAAGGCCGGTAATGGTTATGCTATTATCCGCTTTCTTCCCGCAAAGGATGGTGAAGATCTGCCGTGGGTTCGCTTCTGGGATCATGGCTTTAAAGGGCCAACTGGTCGCTGGTACATTGAAAACTCGCTTACGAGTATTGGTCAATCTGATCCAGTCGGCGAAATTAACAGCGTACTTTGGAATAGCGGAAACGAGAAAGATAAGGAAATCGCACGTGATCGCAAGCGTCGATTGCATTATGTTAGTAACATTCTCGTACTCAGCGATCCAGCAAATCCAGATAATGAAGGCAAAGTTTTTCTTTACAAATATGGTAAGAAACTCTTTGACAAAATTATGGATATTATGCAGCCACAGTTTCAAGATGAAACGCCGGTTAACCCATTTGATTTTTGGGCAGGCGCAAATTTTAAGCTAAAGATTCGCAACTTTGAAGGCTATCGTAATTATGATAAGTCTGAATTTGAGGGAGCAAGCGAAATGCTTGGCGGGGACGAAAGTAAACTCGAAAAGATTTATAATTCGCTTTATTCGCTTAAAGACTTTATTGATCCATCAAATTATAAGTCTTATGCTGATCTTAAGCGCAAGCTTGTCGAGGTTCTTGGTGCTGAAGCGCTTGGTGGGACTATGACTGCTGAAGCAAGTGTTGAAACTTCTACACATGTTTCTAAAACTGCTGATGAAACTCCAGCATACTCTTCTAAAGAATCAAAGTTTGAAACCTCTTCAACTGACGATGATGACGATGACTCGCTTAGCTATTTTGCAAAGCTTGCTCAGGGGAACTAACTCTTAAACATTAAAAACGGGGGGTAGAAATTTCTATCTCCCGTTTTCATATACGCTAATATGATATTTTTAATTCGAGTCTTTACCTATTTAAACTGTAAAGACTGCATTAAACATCTGCAAACTCTTCGTGACTATTGTGCTCGCACTCCGACAGGTTTAGAAATAATTGATATTGATAAAGAAGAAAATATCCCGCTCTTATTTGAACATAACCTAAGTGCAATACCGCATACTATATGCTATAATATACGCGGGGAAATTATGCACAGCTTTGGTGGTGTAA